GTGTCTCTTGTATTCACAGGTAAAGAGGATTGCGCCCAAGGTAAGTTGTCTGTTGGTAACAGAGATTTATTATCTGTATGCCAACCAACACAACGAACTTTGCAACGACCTAATTTTAATGGGTCACTAATTTTTTCAACAACACCAACCCACCAAATAAAACCATTTTTACCAGCGAAATCTTTATTTTCAGTAACTTCCATAGGTTTCTATCGCCTTGTTTTGCTCTGGTACACCTTGTGGCACAAAGTCTGTTTCGTTTGATGTAGTTGCAAGTTCCAAAACAGTTTCGTGCATGTCATATTTAATAACATGTCTTGCTGCAATAATTAAGTATTTTCCACTCAATGAACGATCTTCGTTTTCTGAACCAGTTTCCTTTTTTGAAAAGTCTGGCACACGCACATTCAAATTGAAACCTGAAGTCAATTGAAAATTACCAGGCATAACAAGTTTAATTCTTTTGTTCATCAGATTGGCAAAAATTGCCTTGCGGGCAAAAATAAAATCTTCTGTTGTCTCAACTTTGGATATTGATGTTGGGTCGTATTTCTTGACATAAGCACTATTCTTTATATTCGCACCAAAAATGCTCAACACTTTTTTTGAATCATAGGCTTCCGTTGCTTTTTCACCACCACGATTTCTTGATTGTGAAAAGTTAGCAGTGTCATTACCATGATCCATAGCATTATAATGATCTTCAAATCCTATGCGTTTGTTTTGTATTGTTCTAGTAATTGGATCAAAACCAATAAATGTACCAGCAGCAACACCTTCTCTGGTAGTTTTGATTTTATCAGATTGATTCACAACTTCAAAATGTCTAGGACTCAACAAATCTTGATTTGGTTTTGTCTCTTCTAAGTTTTTTGCTGGAAACTTAATCTTAAACAGATAGTCGGAAGAAAGCAGATACGACAATGAAACAAAATTGAATCCTAAATTGTTCTCAAAGAAAACATAGTTAGGCGACTTTTTCTGGTCAATAGAACGCTTGGCACACCACTCTAATGCATCAAGAGGTTTAAGATTAGGTATTACTAAATCACGTATGCCTGTTGTATCTTGAAAAACACCCCTCAATTTTTGTTCGGGTACCTTTAGATAACTGTTCATTATTTTTTTAACAACATCACTATATGTCGTTTTATAAGACTGGTTTATTTTTTGTTGCTCAGAAAAAATAAACTCATCAGAAACAAACTCCAATGTATATGTTTCGGCATTTTGTTTTAGTGTAGCCCTGTTGCTTTGGCGATATATTCTAAATGCTTTTTGTAATCTAAAAGTTTCAGAGTCGGTGTCTTTACCAATATTCACAAGTAAAACTTCAGAACCATCAAACAAAAGTTTTGAAGACAGACCTATTGAATCAATAATAACTACCGCACCCGTCATCACAGGAGATAATAGAGAATCAAATATATTTAATTCCTGAAATAACTTAGAAATGTCTAACTTACCAGTTTTGGTTACAATGGCAAGTTCATTAAGGCTGAACTTTGACGGCGTTTCTGGAAGATTAACTGTTGACATTTTTATTCTTTAGAATTAATCACTCGTTTAAATTCATCAAGTAAACCCGACTGTGAGACAATTTCTGACCTTAGTAAACGAATTCTTCTTTTTGATTCATTCAAGTTTACCTCATAATCATAATAAGTTTCTGTCTCCTTGCTCACCGTTTCTACTATAACTGTACCGCTTTGAAGTGTTTTTGTGGAGTTTGATATAACAACATTAGCATATGTGTTTGCATCAAGTTCTATTTTTTCTTTGATTGTATTCTTCGTGGCGTTATTGGTAACTCTTGTGACTACTTTGTAGTAAGACTTTGTATTAGACTGTGACCAAGCAAGACCTGTTTGTGGTGTAACATTAGCAGAACCATTCGCTGTATATTTGTCGTTAATGTATTTAATAATCGTTCTTTGATCAAGCGGCCAATCATACTGTGGGTCAATAATGTCATTGAATAATAGAACTACCCAGTGTCTTTCAGGTGAACCATAATATTTGTTCGCAATTGTTTCTGGTGTATCACCATCTTGAATATCATAGGGATAGTAAATATTTGAGTTTTCTTTTAATGTACTCTCAAAACCAAATCGTGCAATGATGTTTGTTATGGAATCAGCCGAAGTTGATTTGTTTGATAAAGAATATAAAGTCTTTGGGAAAAAATTGAAATATTTTGCCATAAGTTATTTTTTCCCTCCGAACATTGTTGAAGAAAGATTCTGTAATTTATCTCCAACTGATTGAGAGCCTTTATATCCACCGTTGCCACGAATCATACTTGCCTTAGTGAGTATGACTGTTTCTTTGAATTCAAGTGTCAATTGAATTGCAGTCGGCATACCTGTACGACCTAAACGGGGATCATTCTCACCAAACATCTCATATGCTGACCAGCCATTAGGTGCATAGTTGACAGAGATATTTGTCAGAACACAACGGCCAATGCCAGGTAAGTTTGGATTAGGGCGACCACCGTAATAAAAAGAAAGTTCAAACTCCGAAGGGGGTATCAAAAGTAAACCACCAGAGCCACCATCAATTTCTGGTGCTTGATGAAATCTCAAACGTTCCAAAATGTTCTGAACTTCCAATGCTTCTCTTTCATCACGTGGGTAAAACATAAATTCAAAAGTAAACTGTCTAAAGGCAGGTGAAGAGTAAAGCATTTCAAGCATTGGGTTATTGACACCACCGAGTGTTAGAAACGCCGCTGCTTTTGCAGAATTTTGACCAATGCCTGGAATTTTACCACCACCCGTGCCAGCAATTTCAAATGCTTTTTGTATAGCAGCAGTGGCAGCGGGACCTTTGATTCCTTTTTCAGCAGCAGATTTTATATCTAAACCTTTGCTCATGTCTTCCAATACAGACTTACCCGCTACTGCTATTTTACCGCCAAGTTCATCACCAAGTGCTGCTTCAGAATATGACTGTGCAAAAGTGTATTGCAAAGTGTCTGGCATGTAGAGAACAACAGTCTCGTCAGTTTGCTCTGTTGTTTGAATTAATGATTGATTCTCAATATTTTTTACACTGTCAATATAAGAGTTTTGATCAACGTCAACTGCTGCTTTTTGTTTTATTGGTCCACCAAAATTAGTTGCAATGTTTTTACCGAATAAAGTTTTACCGCTTGTAAAGTTGTTTATAGCATTGTCAATTGCACCATTAATTTTTGAAGCGAATGATGTGCTTTGTATTCCAGGAGTTGCTTGTGAAATTTCACCAATTCGGTTGACATTATTTTGTTCAACTCCTAGTCCTTTGTATTGAGTATTTTTTTGTCTCAGAATATTGATAATCATGTAGTGGGCTTTATCATAATTACCGATATCTAATGGATATCTAAAAGTGTTTGATGTGCTGCCAGCAAATAAAGCGGCCAGCGGACCTCTTCTATTATCTTCTTTTGCTATGGTAATGTCTGATAGACCGAAAAATGCCATGGGAGTTCCTATTCGTTGACTAGATAGTATTTATGTCAAATAAAGGGAGATTTAAACCGAAAAACCCGCAAAAGTACAAGGGTGATGCAAACAACATCATCTACAGGTCTACGTGGGAGATAAAGGTAATGAATTATTTAGATGAGAATCCGAACGTCATTTGGTGGGGTTCGGAAGAACTGCCTATACCCTATTATAGTCCAGTAGACAGAAAAAAGCACCGTTACTTTCCAGACTTCATCGCCAAGATGCGTAAAGCAGACGGCACAGTTATGACCTACGTCATAGAAGTCAAACCAGAGAAGCAAACCCAACCACCAACGCAAAAACGCAAGACTAAGACCTATCTCCAAGAAGCAATCACATATGAAATAAACAAGGCCAAGTGGTTTGCTGCCGAAGAGTTCTGCAAAGACCATGGCTGGCAGTTTCAGATTTTGACTGAAAAGCACTTAGGTATCAGATAAATATAAGATGGCGAAACGACTCATTGATAGAATTAAGGAATCCCTTGCTAAATCGGGATATGCTCCACGTTCACGTGAAGCACGTGCGTGGCTAAGGTCCAAAGTTCCAGCACTCAGACCTACCAAAGGTCAATTGATGAGTGACCGTGAACGATTTAAAAATCAGTCTATCATAGGTCGTATGTACTTTTATTATTATGATCCAAAGACGAAAGATTCGTTGCCATATTACGACAGGTTCCCATTGGTTATTCCAATAGAACGATACTCAGACGGCTTTTTAGGGTTGAATCTACATTACATTCACCCAAAGCGACGAATCATTCTTCTCGACAAGTTAAGCACAATCTTAACGGATCATCGTTATGATGAAAGTACAAGGTTTAGAATTAGTTATGATTTTTTAAGACGAGCATCTAAAATTTATGAAGCCACACCATGTATCAAACGATACTTGTCTGGTCATGTGCAATCTCGTTTTCTGGAAATAACAGCAGATGAGTGGGATATCGCCGTGATGTTACCAGTGGAATCATTTGCAAAAGCAAGCGCCAGCAAAGTCTGGTCAGACTCAGAGGATAAATTTTAATGTCGTTTTCACCTAATCTATTTCTGTCAAATATTAAAGGCAAAGGTGGACTTGCACGCCCATGTCGTTATGAAGTCATCATACCGATACCTGCTTACATTGGTCAAGCAATTGGTAATTCATTTTTGGAAAAAGTGTTAAACTTTCCAAACTCAATTTTCAGTGATGTCTCGGATGCCATCAACTCGGCGCTGGGTTCCGAAAGTCAGGGAATGAAATCTGCAAATCCTTCTATGTCAAGATATTTGGCATTGCAATGTGAGTCGGCAGAGATACCAGGTAGAACACTTGAAACGGCAGATGCAAGAATATATGGTCCATCTTTTAAAGTGCCATATCGTATGCAGTACACAGATACAAATTTAACTTTTCTGTGTACAAACGAATTCTATGAGAGAAAATTATTTGAACGATGGATGGAAGCAATTATACCATCAGATACAAACAACCCAAGATTTCCAAAAAGTGATGCGACAAGATACCTTACTAATATAAGAATCGTTCAGTATGATGATTTTGTTCGTCAGATTTATGCTGTTGAACTTATTGATGCTTTTCCAGTTGGTGTCGCACCACAGGCTTTAAGTTGGGCAGAAGAAGGCTTTCATCGTCTGTCAGTTTCGTTTTCATATCAAAAGTATCGTACAATATTTGAAGGTCAATATGATATTGGTCAAACTCTGACTTCACTAGGAGGCACAGCGGCTTCTAGGATTTTTTCATTCTAATTGAGAGGAAATTATGTTACCAAAACTTGATGTACCAATTTATACTATTAAATTGATTTCAACAGGACAAGATGTTCGTATTCGACCATTTCTTGTCAAAGAACAAAAACTATTTTTAATGGCAGCAGAATCAGAAGATTCTAAAGATGTTATCTCCACAATTCGCAGAGTTCTTAAAAACTGTGTACTAGATGACATCGATATTGATTCGTTACCCACATTTGACCTTGAATATTTGTTTATGCATCTTCGTGCAAGGTCGGTAGAAGAAGTTGTTGACCTAAAATATAAATGCAACAACATTCTGAAAAACGATAAAGGTGAAGATACAACATGTAACGGTTCTGTAGACTTTAAGTTGAATCTACTGGAAATTGAACCAACGGTCCATGCGAATCATGAAAACAAATTTATGTTGAATGAACGAATCGGTATTTGTTTAAAGTATCCAACTTTTGAGATGGTTCAAAAATATGAAAGCATGAATGAGAATGAAATTTTAGTAAATGTGTTAATTGATTGTATTGAATATCTGTACGACGATGAACAAGTATATTATGCAAAAGATTCCAGCCATGAAGAGTTGGTTGAGTTTGTAGATTCAATGTCGCAGAAAGACTTAGAAAAGATTAAACTATTCTTTGACACAATGCCAGAACTGAAGAAAGACGTACACTTTAAATGTGGCAAATGCGGTTACGAAGAAGAAATTGAGATTAAGGGCTTACAAAATTTTTTCGCCTAATCTTTCGTTATGACACACTGAGTAATTATTATCAGACAAACTTTGCATTGATCCAGCATCACAAGTATAGTTTGACTGAACTTGAAGAAATGTTACCTTGGGAAAGAACCATTTATTTGGGTCTTTTGATGCAGTATTTGGAAGAAGAAAAAGAACGTATCAACGCACAAAAACAGGCAAGACGATAAATGGCAAAAAAGAAAGAAGAAACAAAAAAGGGTCTTTTATCTTCTATTTTTGGTAAAAAAGAAAAGAAGAAAGAAACATCACCGACAAAAGAAGGTGTTGAGCAAAAAACAGAAGAACCAACGGTTGGTTCTAACGTACTTCCTTTTCTTGATTTAATTGCTAAACAATCTCTTGCCTTTCCAGGCATGGCAAGAGATGTCAATGTGCTTCGCCAAAATATCGCCAAACTTGTAAAGATTAAAGGTGAAACTGCCGCAACTAAAGCAGATAAGTTTTTTAAATCTGAAGATCAGCGTGAATCAGAATTAGAGGCAACGAGATCAAAGAGTAAAGCAGCAACGCCAGCAACAGAAAAGGGTGGTAAAGAAGCAGCACCAAAAGAGGAAGGTGGTATTGGTGGTTTGCTGAGTATGCTGAATCCAGTGAAGTTAATTGGTGGTCTGATTACTGGTATTGTTGGTGGTTTTGCGGCACTGTTTAGCGGTGGTTCAATACTTGCATTACTAAGCAAGATATTTGTACCTGCTATGCTGATTGGTGGTCTAATCAATGGTATTCTTGATGGCATCAAAGTATGGAAAGAAAGTGGTAGCATTGTAGATACACTCGTTGCTGCACTTGGTGGATTCTTAAAATTCATTACGTTTGGTTTGTTTGGTGAAAAAGAACTTCGTCAAGGAATGGATTCGGCATTAAAAATGATGATGCCTCTGTTACTTGGTGTCACTGAACTTTTTGATAAAGTTATTACATGGATTAAAAACAATGTGGGATTTCCGGGTATAACAATACCCCTGTCAAAAGCAAATGCTTTAATTCCAGAATGGGCACAAGAACGTGGTTTAAAATTAAAAGATTATACTATACCACCATATTATCCATTTAAGAAAGACACAAGTAGCACCAAAGCAGAAACATACACATCATCTGCTACAACATCATTGAAAGAAATGAGTGGTAAACTTGATTCTGGTGAAGGTGTGTTCTATGATAAAGCAGCAAAAGATAGATTAGAAGACAAACCAAAAGAAAAAGAAAAACAAGAAAAACAAAAAGCATCTCAACAAGCACTTGCTGAAACAGTAAGCAAGTCACCTACTCCCGACCCATATAGTCCAATCAATGCAGAGAAGAGTCAAGATGCTGCAAAAGGTTTTCTAAGTTCTAAGGTTGGTATCAATGTTGACCCATCTTCATCAACTGGCTACACAGATCAAGCATCAGGTAAACCAGTATCGGAAGAAGAAGTTCGCCGTAAAGTTATTGCCGTTGGTGGTGAGCCAACCAAGATTCTACAAATGGCAAAAGGTGCAAGTACATCACCCGCACCTGCTGCACCCGCTACTGGCGGTGGTGATGTTGGCGGTGCTTCCATGTCAACAGGAGGCGCCACAGGTGGTGCAGTGAGTTCAGGTGGCGCAGCACCTTCATCGCCTATGCCAACACCAGCCATGTCAGCACCATCGGGTTCTGCAATATCATCAGATTCGGCAACAGTTGCAGAAGGGCAAAGAATGGATGCGGCTGCTGATGCGGGAACAATTGTAAATGCACCAACGACAAGCACAACATCTGGACAACAAGCCCCATCTTCTGAAAGTGTCGCTGATCCATACAACTCAAGTTTTATGAATAATTATCTAGCGGCATAATATGCTATCAGAAAAACTTGGGTTGACCATCAGTAAAAAAGTTTTAAATAAAACTTCTACTAAAAGAACTTCACCCACAGTCAAAAAACTCCAAAAAACTTCTTTGAATTTTATGGCAGTCTCACGAATTGCCAGAGACTTGAACATCATTCGTCAAAACATTATTAAACTTGTAGAGATTTATGGTGGTAAGGCATCAGAAAAAGAAGACATGCATCTTCTAAAGGATGACGAGCGTGAAAGAAAATTCAAGGTTCTTCAAGACGAATTTATAAAAAAGAATACACAATCTGAAGATGATGAAAAATCTTCTAAAGGCAAGTTATTCAAAAAATTTAAAAAGTTTGCCAAAGATCAAGTAAAGAAACTAAAAGAAAATCTTTTAAAATTATTTGATAAGATAAAAAAACTTGCCAAGCAACTTGTAGGTAAGATTAAAGATTTTGCCAAAAATACATTGAAATACTTTGAAGAAGCCTTTGAGAAGTATCTACGACCGATGGTAGACAAACTCAAAGGTAAACTTGAAAAGAAAATGGCTAAGATGGCTGAGAAGTCGGCTGTCAAAGTAGCATTTAGAGGTATTGCAGCCGCAGCCGGTCCGATAGGTTGGATTGCATTAATCATTTTAACTCTGTGGGATGGCTTAACTGATGCATGGGATACATGGCAGTCTACAGGAAGTTTATATGAAACAATCAAAGCAGGTATCGCTGGAGTTGTTGACTCACTCACATTCGGTTTATTTGATAAAGACACAGCCAAGAAAGTAATAGACGGCACTGTAGACTTTATAAAAAACTTTCCCGAAAGATTATCCAATTTTATTAATGATACATCAGATCACATCTTTACATTTGTGAATAATGCTATTGATAAAATGATGGAGATGAATCCGCTAAAAGAAAAACCTCTCAGTGAAAAGGAACTTGGTGCAATTGTAGACCAACAAAAAGCCGCTGAAGAAGCAGCAAAGGCGGAAGTAGAAAGACAAAAACAAGTTGCCGAAAATTTAGCCAAAGCACGTGAAATCATTCTAATGAAAATGGAAGAGCGTGACCGTTTAATTGATGAAGTTGCCGTTTTAGAAGAACAATCAATGGGTAAACCATCAGAAACAACTAAAAAACTCCAAGAGAAAAGAGAAGAACTACGTACATCCGAAAAAGGTTTAGCTGATGCTATTCAGCGTGAACAACAGGCAAAAAAAGAAGCGTATGCACCAAAGCCTTCTGCACCTGGTGGTGTTCCACCATCAGCACCAACAAAAGTTTCTGGTCGTGATGAACTTGTAAAAATTATTGTTAAAGAGTTGCAGAATGTTGGCATCACAAATAAATTTGCAATCATTGCGACTCTAGCCAATGTACAAAAAGAAACTGGCTTTAAGAATTTTGAAGAAAATATCTTAGCATACAAAAACACAGCAAACGATAGAATACGACAAGTATTCACGACCAGAGTTAAAAATTTCTCTGATGCTGAGTTACATGAAATTAAAAAAGACCCATACAAGTTTGCTGAAGTCATATATGGCAGTAAAACTACAATCGGTAAAGGAATGGGTAATACTGCCGAAGGTGATGGTTTCAAATACATCGGTCGTGGCTTTATTCAGTTAACCGGTAAAAACAACTATGCTCTGTACGGAAAACTGGCTGGTGTAGATTTAGTAAACAATCCGGCACAGTTACTTGATCCCATTGTAGCAGCAAAAGTAACGGCACAGTTTATTCTTAAAGCAGCAGGCAGTAAAGTCAATTCGTTCACATCTCAATCGGAAGCCAATCGTGCTATTACACAAGCAATTGGTGGCAAATCTCTCAACCTAGACAAAGGTATAGGTGCTGAGATTCTGGCAAAGGTTGACAAATATTCATCCGACTTTAGTGGTGTTGAATTGTCATCAACAAGTAAAGAAGTATCACAAGGTCAAAGAGAACAACTCAAACCTAAAGATGCCGATGTTATTAATGTGGCGCAAACAAATAATACAAAAGGTTATGACACAAAGACCGTAGCAACAAAAAAGAGTGACTCTAACGAAGTAGCAACGGCAAGAGTAGCATGATAAGAGAAATATTAGGCAAATCCATTTCGAATAAACTTTTTGGTTTATCGAAACAAGACAAAGAAAAAGAAGAGCAAAGAAAAAATACTTTGCTTGGTGTCTCTGCGCTTAAAATAATATCTAAAAATATGCTTGTTCTTCCACGCATGGGAAGAGATTTAAATGCATCAACAAAAGGCTTTAGTAAATTTCTTACAAATGAAACTGGTGAAAAACCAGCAAAAGAAAGTTTGTTGAGTAAACTTGCACCATTAAAAGATAGTTTCACACAAGTTAAATTAAAAGAACCAAAAGAAAAAAGACAAAAGAAAGAAAAAAAGCGCAGATCGCTGCTCGAAATAATCTTCAAGCCGTTAATCACTGCTGCTACTCTTTTGTTTACAGTCTTTATCTTCAATAAAGATTTGGTACTTGATGTTTTAGAAATGTATGGTGGCGTTGAAGGTATTATTGGTTCAGCACTAGATTCTCTTTACTCTTCAATCTCTGGATTCTTCTCATCATTTAATTTTGGTGAAATCATAACAGATGAGATGTCCACATTCATTGAGTTCATTTCTTTTGGACTCATTTCAAAAGATGATGCTACCAAAGTTTTAGAAAGTATCGGTAGTTTTATAAAGCCTGTGACAGACCGTGTGGGCTATTTTATTGGTGGCATCGCAGATTGGGTAAAAGAAAAACTCATGTCTTTTGGTCGTTCACTTGACAAAGGACTTGGTGTAGAAACAAAGGGTGTTAAAGAAGAACGAAGAAAAGAACTTGAAGAAGATCCGTATGCCAATGCAGTAGAAACTATCAAAGCACTTGATGAAGATATTTCTTTGCTCAAAGGTAGAATCGTTTCACTCAAAGAATATCTCGAAAAGAAAAAACAATACGAACAAGAAAAAGCAGAAGGTCGTGCAGTAAGAGAAGCACCCACTCCACCACCAGCAATAACACCAACAAAACGAGTATCAGATAAGTCCATATTTGCACCAAAAGAAGCAGCACCTTCTGGTGGACCATTAGCAACACCAATTAAAGGTAGTCCTAGTGAAGTGCCTTCAGGTCAACCAGTAACTAAACCAGCAGGTAACTTAGACAGCATCACAAAAAAAGCGGATCCTGGTGTAGATACATCAAAGTTCAACGGTGAGTTTCAGCGCCGGATTGAATTGATGGCCACAGCATTTAAACAAGAAACTGGCAAAATGCTGTTGATCACATCTGGTTATCGTTCAAACGAAAAACAAAAAGAACTATATGATGCAGACTTAGCAAAAAACAACGGCAAGCCAAGTGGTAAAGTGGCACAGCCTATGGCTCCTTTGGGTCAAGGAAAAGGCAGCGTTCACATGCAAGGTCTTGGTATTGATATCAATAGTAAAGGTCCTGATGGGTTAAATGTTCTTGCCGGCACCAGAGATAATCCTACTGGTTGGTTAGAAAAATTCGGACTGATTCGTAATGTCAAAGGTGAAGATTGGCACGTTACTGTAGGTGGTGCACCACCAACTCCTGATGATAAAGAAGTACCTGATAAAAAAGGAAATGCTGTTGATGTTGAAACTGGTAAGGTTGTTCAAGGTGCCAACATTGGTAAATCATCAAATGAAATTGCAGTTGAACAGCGCAATCAATCGAAACCAAAAAATCCTACAGTCGTGAATGCTGGTGTAACAAACAACACTACAATCATCAGAGAAGAAAAAATTATACCAGCGACAGCATAAAAAAACGCCACCCGAAGGTGGCGTGGCAGTTGATTAAGTAGAGGATTAATCTTCTGCTAGAGACTTAAAGTAATCAAGTTCTTCATCTTCAATATCGGGTGAAGAACGTGGTGTAAAGTCTTCAGCCTTAGTCTTTGATACTGGTGCAGTACCACTTAGACCCAAAACTTTGTCCAGTTTAGACTTCAGTTCATCATATGACTTGAAGTTTTTAGGATCAAGAAACTCTTTCAGTGAATATTCTTTTTTCCACAATGTTTCAAGTTTAGCATCATCACCATCAAGCAAAGGTGACGAACTTTCAAATTCAGACTTATCGTAGTTGCGATAGCCTTCAACTTGACGAATCTTCAGTTTGAAGTTTGCGCCTTCCCAGAAATCAAACGGATTAATTGGCTTCTCATCCTCAAACTGAGGATTCATTGCCTCTGTAATCTTATCAAAGATTTTCTTACCAAACTTGTACAGTCTGACTTGACCTTCGTTTTCTGGATTTTTAGGATCAGAAACAACATAAATGTTTGCAATATAAAACAAACGGCGTTTCTGTTTACGTGCAATTTCTTTGTTTGCTTCAATACCAGAATTCCACAGAACAGAGTTGTATTCTGAAACTGGATCTTTCTGATTCAAAGTGGTCAAAGAGTTTTCAATGTACCAGCCACCTGGACCTTGAAAGCCATGGTCAAACAAACGAACCCATGGTAATGCTTCATCACCATCGGCTGATGGTCCTGGCAGAAAACGAATGACTGCGATACCATTACCTGCTTTATCTACTTCTGGCTGCCAAAAACGTTCATCACCTTTAGAACCTTTGGAGCCTTCTGTGGGGGTATTGAT